CGAAGTTTTGGTGCTGTCTCAGCCAGGACGTCCAGCGTCAGCAATGAGCGTTCAATTGACTCGATACGGGCAATATTCCGGTCAAGGGCCTGTTCAGCTTTGAGTATTTTGTCGTAAAGAGCAACGCGGGTTTCCACGTCAGTTGCCTCTTCCAGGTCGGCGAACATCCCTTTAAGTGCCTTAGTTACTGAAAGTGCGCGGGCCCGGGTGAACACCAGTTCATCGAACAGCACCATGTCGGACGCATCATCCATGAGGTTATCTGCCTCAAGATACTTCGCATATCCACGGTGTCTTACGGCGTGGGTGTTTCGCTGAGAAAAAGCGTTTGAAGGAGGTAAAAGTCGGGAACCACGAATCCGTTTCGTTTCTGCCGAATTTGCGCAGTTTTTTTCAGAGTTTTTTGCGCATTTTTCATCGTCGGAACACGCGTCATTGCTGGGTTCTTCATCTGAGATGTCATGATCGATTTCATGATCGGTTTTATGATCAATTTCATGATCGATTTTGCCCATTTTTATACGGGTTCTGGCGGTGTTGTAATTAATCTTTTTCTTCCGGCACCAGTCCAGTAATGTTATTCCCGTTTCGGCATGTTCGCGTCGGAATGCCTGCTCCAGCTTTTTCCAGTCCAGCTTTGCCATGTCACTTTCTGACGTCCTCTGTTAAAAACTGACGCATAATGACCGCTGTGATTTTTCAGAATTCACACAGCAGCGCCATACTTGATCGATATTTGTACAATGAGGTTGTTTTATCCGGTTTCTTCCACCACCGCACCGGACAGGCGGCTTCGCGGGAAATCGCTCCCATCTCGTGAAAAATGAGAAAACCCGGTGTGCATCGTTTTTGATTACCCCCGCACACTCACGCAGATAAGGTGGCTGCGGTCTCTGTTTATGCGGGAATACGGCGACGATACGGCGCATCAGCAAAACTTAGTTCAGCACTGAGTGCGGATATAGTCCTGTGCCCCTTCCAGCTGCTTCTGCATCAGCATCAACCGCTCTCTGAGAGTGAAATAATCCCGTTCAACTGTGTCTGCCAGTCGGGGGGCGGTTGCATTATCCACGCCGGAGGTGGTGGGGGCTTCACGCACGGTACCGGAGCAGGTGGCGTTGATCCGCAGGCGCTTACGACCAGCGGCAACATCAGCGCGCAGAGTTTCATTTTCAGCTCTCGCATCGGCTAATTCCCTTGAGTATCTGGCATCAAGCGCAGCAACATCACGCTGGCGCTGCTGCATGTCAGTAATGGTTGCGTTTGCTAGCTCCAGCTCTCTGGCTTTTTTATCGCGCTGCGCTTTGTAGGTGATGGCGTTATCGCGGTAATGATTCAGCCCCAGACTAAGCGCACCACAGGCCACCAGCAGTACAATAATCACCACATACAGAATACGGTTCATATCACCACCAGCGAATTGCCCGGACCAGTACAGCAATTTCATTACTCATCTGTTTAAATAAAGTTCACGATTTCAGCGCAATGACCAGTTTTGCCAGCCCATACAGTATCGGAGACACAGCGATACCAACCGCCACCCACTTAATAGCAAAGCCAGCGCTCTGCTGATGTCATCAGTCACTGTTACCCCAGCATCCCCGACGAAGACAACATCATCCAGGGCAGGAAAAGAAAAATAGCAACCAGCATTAGTGAAAATGAAATGCCGACGATTACACAGAGGATCTTCGCCAGCGTTATGAGTTTGTCTGACATAGCTACCCCTTAATTGCCACAATTAACTGGGATACCCCCCATAAAAAAGGGATGCTCCAGACCAGCAAAAACTTCCAGTTTGGTAATTGACTAATCATGAGTCGCAACTCCCTAATCAGTTTGCTAAAATCAATCAAGGCAGCCACCCATAGCTTACTGCCATAAACACAAAACCCCGCTTGCTGCCAAAAACGGGGTTTTTACTTTTATTCACTTAGGTTTTGCCAGTTCGCAGGATTTCGTGTTATCCGTCCGCGTTGACCAACGTTATTTTTCAGCAAAATATTCTGCTACCTGTCGATACCCCAACATGCCAGCGCACTCTCCTGGTCGCGACGGGATACCTGACCGTAGCAATTATTTGAGCGGATACGGCAGTCTCTGCCACCGTCCTTAATCCACCAGCGAATCGCTTCACACGCTCCCCTGCGATCGCCTGCATTAATTCGTTTATAAAACGTCGACGGGAAACACTTACCGGGGCCAATGTTGTAAGGACAGAATGACGCGATCCCCGCTTTCTGAGGTTCGGTCAGTGGCACTCTGATGTTTTTCGCCACCCATGCCAGCGCCTTATCACGTTCAATGGCGTTAACCTGGTCGCATTTTTCCTTCGACAACTTCATGCCGGGGACGACAGGCTTACCATCCACCTGGGTGGCACCACGGCAGATGGTCCAGATACCCGCACCATCACGGTATGCCGTGGTGTGGTTACCTTCTTTTTCGTCAAGAAACTGGTCGAGGATTTCAGGCGCAGAAGCACCTGCAGCAATCAGCGCCAGAACGACCGCTGATAAACCATAGCGGAATTTCCTGCTCATCAGCTTACTCTCCCCGCGCCGCCTTACGCCGGTCTTCTTTAATCTTGAAATACAGGTTCGTCAGATATGTCAGCAGCCCAAACAGCAGACTCCCCAGCACGCCTATTGCCGCCCACTGAGACGGGGAAACCCTGTCCAGCAACTGCAGGAACCAGTAGCCCGTTCCCACCGCTGACGTGGTGTATGACACACCTGTTGTGATTTTTTCCATCTGGTACATACCCCGTCTCCCGCAATCCGGAAGCTCACAACATGAAAAAGGCCAGCAGCTGTTTACTGATGGCCCTGACTCCCCGTTACAGCATCATGACCGATTCGGGTTGAGGTTCAGTCGCATCGGCGACCGGTGATTCAGGCTGAACTTCACCGCTCTCTGCGGTGGTATCTCCCGCTTCAGTCGGTGGCTCTGCCTGTACACCAAGCAGCTCATCCAGAATGGCATCAACTTCTGCATCAAGACGCGCCTCAAGATTCTGGCGAAGTTTCTGTTTCAGTGCGCTCCGGACTTCTTCAGAGCGCAGGACTTCCTTCACTGCCTCTGCAGTGACCAGGGATGTGATTTCTGACATGGGATTTTCTCGCTGAAAGGGGTTGTTAAGGAGTAACGGGCTCTTCGGGTTTGCTTCCGGCTGACTGACTGGCGCTGATTTTCTCAGCGGCCCTTTTATCAATCTGCCTGCACCAGAAATCGCGCACAGCCCTGTACCCACCCGAAAGAAGATACAGCACACAGACCGCCGTACAGAAGTACAGCATCACCTGATGAATAAATATCATAATTTCTTACCGTTATGGTTGACAATGAGAACTGTTTTCATTTAAAAAACCAATGTACGAAAGCATCTTTTCTTTACATTCTCCATTGGGATTACCTCCGCCAGCTTCCATTCCTGCCGCTGGCGGCTTTTTTTAGCAATTATGCGGCTGCTCCAGCTTTGTTTGCTTTAACTTCCACCGTATCAATAAGTACAGGGTAGGTTTCTGCACTACCTGTAATATCCGTAATGACAAACCTGTTGAGTCCATTAGCAGTATTGGCCCATTTCACCAGGTCAAACGCCTGTCCATCCACACCATCAAGCACCGGAGTAACATTAATGCTGTTACTGCCCTTAAATTTAAATGCAAGCGTATGCCAGTCATGGTCGAATGCGCCAAACGTGCCAAGTTCTTTTTGTTGATTAACTGTATGATGGTATGCAACATCAATACTGGCTTTATCTGTCTGGACAAAGAAAGAACTCAGATAGCCTTCACCACCCTCACCCGGCCATTCCGCTATTCGCCAGTACAAACCAAAGGCATACTTGTTTCTGGTTGTCTCAAGATTGACGTTTTCGGGGATTTTAAACCGGACAGCAATTTCCCCGCCTTTTTCCAGTAAAAGTTTTGCCTTGTCTGCAGCAATATCACAGTACATTGACCAGGATTTCGCGCTGTTATTTTTCTCAATTCGCAGAGCTTTATTGCCGCTGTCATCAACCAGTGTGCGTCTGCCATCCATACCGTCCCAGCCATAAGGTTTCAGCTGATTGTCTGAAGCTTTTTTGGCATCGTAAAAAATTACAGACTCTGAGGTGGTAACCGGTCTGTCTGGAACAACCACCCCGGCAGTACCATTAACAAACGCAGAAGACTTACCCGCGCAGCTCAGAATCGCCGTTGCCAGACGGTCGGAAATAATCCCACGGCGAGCCCATGAACTGAAATGACTGGCCCTGTCCTGAGATGTCCAGGTGCTTCTGTCCGTTCGCCATTTTGAACCGTAATACCCGATATCCGGAATATCCGGGTCTTCTTCCGGTTTGTTCGTCGGCACATTCACCCCGTTCTCATCGGTCATGAACGGCACGAAATGGATATTCTTTTCCGTTTTATTTTTGTAACTACCATACACCGTCTGGTACGCCGTTTCGTTCTTCTGCTTCCAGAAATATGTTGTGTCTCCACAAATCCAGGGAACACTGTCAGCTGAGCCACCCACACACTGCCCCGCCATATCTGCAAGGTCCGCACGGTATTGATCCACCACTTCTGTAAAACGGGCTGCATGATTCGCTGGCGTTCCGTTAAAATCAAATTCCCCCTGCATCCATACCACGGCAAGCAGCACATTTTTCGGATTCTTCGCCAGCGCGGCTTTTGTACGACCAATGAGGTCCTTATACAGCGGCCTGCCCACCCCCCAGCGGGTGGAACTCTCTGAGGCGCCAGTAGTGTCACTGTATGTGCCATCGGTTCCGGTGGTGAAAGCTGAACCACCACGGCAGCACGGAACAAGAAGAATGCCCGCATTCGCCGGTATAAATGGCAGAAGCTTTTTGGCGATATGCAGCCCCTGTCCCACACAGCCGTACTGACCTTTCGATAAATCCGCTTTGGGATGATTAAGCCCTGTCATATCCTCCACATCATGGAGACAGTGATCTGCCGGGATAATATCGTTATAGATACATGCAGCACCTCCCGGTGTCACCGTACTGCGACGCGCTAA